CCGACAGTTGTACTATTACCAGAATTTGAGTTTACACCACTCCCCCAACCAGTCGAATAATTACCCGCCACCGTGTTATTAAAACCCCAAGCCGTTGAATGCCCACCAGACACAACATTTATCGTTCCCCAAACCGTTGAACCAATATCAGTAGCATTATTACCAAGCCCCCACGCAGTTGCATAATCGCCAGTTGCATTGTTACTTGCACCCAACGCAGTTGCATAATCGCCAGAAGCTAAAGTAAGCCCCCCAAATGCAGTTGAATATTTACCAGAAGCTATCGCTCTATCACCCCAAGCGGTCGCAAAGTTACCTAAAGCGTTACTATCGTTACCCCATGCAGTTGCATATTCTCCGATAGCGTTACAGTCCTCACCCCAACACATACTATAGTTCCCGTCAGCTACACTATTAGCACCGAAAGCAACGGAATACAGACCTATATTTTCACCACTCCATTGATTAGCGTCCACAGTACCAACACGGAAAGCATTAGTTGACGGAATCCACGTCAGAGAAGGAGAATGGCTATATGTCGTCCCCTTACTATAGTCTATTACCCTGTTTAACGCAGCGAAAGAACTACAACACAGAATCAATAATATTAAAAAACTTAATTTTTTCATATCCCTAAAATATCCTGATTAGCATTAAGCAAATCTGAATACCCCTTTTCGACGTTCCTGTTATCTTTTACTTTTATATTATGAGAAGCATTACCGCTCTTCGCTTCATATATAGCAGCAGCCCATAGTTTCTCGACTTGGAAAGAAGTATAATTATCAGCACCGCCACGAAGCGGCATTGCTAAATAAATAGCAATCTTAGCCGCTATAAGATAACAGAACCATTTAGGATAAATATTCGGCTCGTCACGAAAGACTATATATTTTAAATACACATACTCCTGATTAGTAAGTAATACTTCTGTATGACTATTATCGGTAGGTGAAATATAGACCTCTTCAACACTCTCATATTCAAATTCATTGTTATTTTCATCTATTATAGCCAAAGGTCTGATATAATTAGTGGGTTTGGTGTATTGATATTCATAAGTTCCGAAAGCGGGAGCGTCGGTTATTCTCGCTAACTTCGCTCTTGCAATAGCAAAGAACCAGTCCTCCGGTATCTCGAAGCATCCCCTTGCACACTGGTCGTAGACAGTATTGGCAATTATAGCGGACTTAGAATTATCTGTCATTGAGTTGATCTTCTTCGAGCCTATCAAGAGCAAAGAAAGGTCAACTATATCTTTTCGTGTCGTCATAACAAAACCCCTTAGTACCTTCTGCCATAAACTGTAACATCCCCTGCCTGTATTCCGGTAGCAGCGTCAGCGTCGTAGACAACCACCTGAATCCACTCAAGACCTGTTAAATCTGCTGCAACAAAAGCCATTTCATTATCAGCTGAATTAAGAACAGCGACCGAAGGCCATTTAGTAGTTTCATCCAGTGTGATAGTATCGACCCAGAAAGCAGGATTTACCTGGATAGTGACATTTGAAGTTAAGATATTTTCAGATGAGCTAATACCACTCATTACAATCGTATTCACATCGGTATAGGTCGTAATAGCATAGAAACCGGAAGTCACAACCGAATTAGGCGAATTTACATAAGCTACCATACCGGCAGCCATACCATCGAAACTGCCATCCGTAACGGTAAACGTCTCTGTAGAATAAGTATAATTAGCGTCAGTGACAGTGACATCACTACCTACAGCGTCGCCACCGTCGGGATAAGTAATTACCGCCTGAGTACCGAGAATAACATTACCCTCGCATATATTCTGTAACATACCGTTAGTCTTAGCCCAGCCGACAATATTGAAACTGAAAACATTATTTACATCATTATCAGAACCGACGTAATAGTTCTTAGCGCAAAAAGCAAACATCCAGGCACCGCCCGGCGAGTAGCCCTCACTGTCAGGGTCGGCTAATGAACGTATCCTGAACGGGCCACCGTTAGCTACAGTATTACTATCCTTGTGAGCAAAGTCACTTTCAGTAGTTAAATTATAAACCGCTGCCAAAGTATCGCCGTCCTCGTCGGCAGTTTCCCTGACTAAGTGCCAGCTCGAATGGTAAGTATCAAGCGGTTCAGCCCTTATCGGTATGACTGCACAAATCGCCATAAGTATAAAAATAAACTTTTTCATTTTCTGCCCTTTCCTGTTTTCTGGGTAGTTTTACAACCACCACGGCCTCGATTAGCCCTGCGACCTCGTCCTGAACCATCATGTTTTGGTATTCCTTTTGCCATTGTAAAATCCTTTCATTAAAATTTGTATCTGTTCCTGTAATCTATATGCAGACCAACACTCTCCGTACCCATACCACTATTGTAAAGTGCCTTTATTTCTGCAAGTGTGAGGACGTGGTCGTAGATTATTACGTCATCTATTTTGCCGTTTGCGTAAGTTGCAATTTGTTTTCCAATATGTACTGGCGCATTTAAATTCTCACACTCTTCAAAAACACCACCATCATTTTCATCAGTATCGTCAACTTTTACACCGTTTAGATACAATTTTATATCAGCACTTGTAGGAGTAGCGTCATTTTTATAAGTTCCAACTACATGAAGCCATGTATTCATAGATAAAACAGTATTATATTTTCTACCAATCACTGCAACTGCACTTTGGTCATAAATAAGAAACTCTAAATTTCCAACACCACTGCCCGCCCCGTCGTTTGTATAAAAAGACCATTCTACATTATCGGCTTCGTATTTACTTGCTATATAAAAAGGGACAACGTCCATGTTAATCCACGCGGAGATTGACATGCTTGTTGATGAAGGTGATAACATTGTAGCGTCTGCAATCTCTACATAATCGTTAGTACCATCAAGATCATAGCAAAGCTTAAATTTACCCGCTGTACTTCTGACGGTAGTATAAGTCTCACCTTTGAAAGTGCCTGGATGAAAGCCAACGGAATCGGTAATGTAAGTATTGAAAGTATTGTCGTTCATTCGCCATTGAGAAATGACCTTAGCGGAACAGTTCCCGCAACCTATCATCAATATCAATACGATATACTTCATAATGTCACCTTTAAAAAATGAGGCAGGTTTTTACCCAGCGCAGGCAACCCCGCCCCGTTAAATATTAAGCTCCACCGTCAGCCCAATCTGCTGCCGTTGGATATACACTAATAATAGCCCATTCAGAGTCGCTAACAGCCATAACAGTAATCGTATCGTTAGGTTCCGAACTTTGGATTTGGTCGCCTGCATTGCATGTTAGGTGCATGAATATATCGGCATTATCAAGTTCGATAATCAAGTCTTGGTTTTCTATTACAACGAAAGTATAACTGCATCCGATAGCCGTACTTGCCTCTGGAAGTGTATGCAATACACCATCGCCGTCACCCTCGTTTGTAAAGACACTACCACTCTCAGCAATCGTAATAGTATTACCAGCACCAATGTACGCTTCAACCGTTGCTATAGTACCTGTCAGAGTTTCCCAACCGCTTACCGTTCTTAATACAAGAGCGTCAAGTACCGCACTATAATAGAGGTCGCCCTCATTATTAGGGTCAGGCTCAGTACCAGGCTCGAAATAGATACTGGCAAAACCCGCCGTACCGCCATTCAACATTTCCTCAACTTCCCTCGCCCATAAGAGAGCTATATCTTTACCACTTCCGGTATCACCTTGCCACCAATCAGAGGTAGGCACACCGGCAATACTCCACGTCATATCCGCTGATATCGGCATTGCCAACGCAAACATGAGCAATAACATAATTATAAATTTTTTCATTTTAATTTTCCTTAATAAAAGGAGCGAACGGAAGAAAGAAAAATGCCGTCCGCCCCGGTTAATTTATGCACCTACCAAATCTATCTGCGAAGACTGATCGAGAGGCATATCGGATAACCATGCTATAAATGAACCCGCGCTGCCAGTTCCGTCAATAACATTGAAATACAACCGCATATACCTCTGCCAAGCTTGACGAGGTAAAATCTGGCTAACAAGAACCTTTCCAGCAACCGCCAGATCTGCCAGTACAATATTGAACAACGCAACCTGTTTCTTTGCCGTTGCAAATGCAGAACTTGTATCGGTTTCAAGAGCGATCTCAATAGAGGTCATACCATCGCCAGTAGTAAATCCGGCGTAAGTCACAATATTAAGATAAACCGGAGCCTTGCCGGAGAACATCTGTTTCCCCTCTGCGCCAAGATCGAGAGGATCGGCCTGACTTGCTGCATCGGCTGTAACAGCCTGATACTTATAGCCAGTCGAGTCGTCGTAAGTAAATATTTGTTTTAAATCCATATTCATTATGAATACTCCTTATTTTAAATTGTTAATTAACTAATCAAACCCTCAGTAATTGTAATGGTATTTTCCTCGACAACGGGTTTTCCCATAAACGATAGGATTTCACCTGAAATCGGGAAACCCATAGCAACACCAGGCTTCATCTCAAATTGGGTATTTGCCTTACTATTGGCACGAATTACCATCTGAATTAACAGAGTGATAGGGGCGAAAATAATAGCTCCTGCACCCATATCAGGCATGTTCATAAGAGCCTTAACGAGTACATCTTCATCGAATGAAACCTCTGTAGTACCGTTAGGAGTTGAAGAGCAGGAAATATTAGCAACACGAGCTACACACCTTAGATCGTGAACAAATTTACCGAAGTCAAGATTCCAGCGTGTCTTCTGCATCGGAATTGTACCACCGTTAACAGAGTCAGACTCTTCGTATTTAGCTGTGAACTCCCTGCGAACTATCTTACTTACATTCTGAGGATAAGTAAGGTGGAACTTGCCTTCACCCATTTGGATAGCCCAAAGTGATGTCTTATTTTCATCAACACTGGCGTTACCACCTGCATTATCGTAGACGTAATCGCCAATAGAGCTGTATTCTGTCTCATTGTATAAACCCCTGATCTGTAGTGGGTTTGTAGCCGGATTGCCGTTGAAGATACGATCGGAGGCCGTTTCTAACATGATTGCAAAACGCCTCTGCTCTTCATCGGTGTACCGTTTGGGGCCGAATCTCTCAATGAGTCGCCTGTCCATTGCCGCGGTACTTTCGAGACCCTCAGTAATGTCAGTTACGATTTCGAGTGTATCTTTAGTTTCTGCGGTACCTTGCCCGTATGCGTATTCAGAAGCCGTTGCTCTCGCTACTATTCTGTCAGCGGAGTATGTACTACCGTTATTACACATTAAGGCAGGAGTCTGGAGAAAGATTTTGTGAATGACGGATAGTGGATTTACGTATTTATCCATTGACCCGTCCGGGTGCTGAGACTTGATTACATCAAGCATTGTTAAGTTTGCCATTGTAACTACTCCTTAAAAAATCAAAATATTCTATAATTCTTCGGAGAGTAGTCTGACACTTATCAGGTTCTCCTGTCACTAAACGGTAGTCTACACCGACTTGCGCTTTTGCAAGTTAAGCAACAGGCTCCTCTTGCGAGAAGTAATCTGTAAATCTATTTACTTTTTATTCTCTTTCAAAACACTAACTCGTCTTGCGAAATCACTTACTAACTGAATTTCATCGTTGTACTGAAAATACGAGCCTAAATGGCCAAGTCTTAGATGACAGTCAGAACACAACGCTATTAAATTATTTTGCACCAAAGCTAACTCTGGAAATAAATGCCTGGGTTTCTTATGATGTACTTGTATCTTCTTCTTATTACCACAGCAAGCACACTCTTTCGGTACTATTTTGTAAAACTCTTTCTTGCACCTCTGCCAACCCCAATTAAGACTTGCTCCGTCTTTAGCGGTTAGGTTTAAATAGTGTCTGCAAATATCTTCCCAGCCAAGCATATTAGTTCTTCACCTCCGCTGCTGGCGTAGCCTCATCCATAATATTACCACCTACTTTTATAGTAGGCTTTTCCAGTTCTGTAACTCGCTTCGTAAGGTCGGCAACGGAATCCTCAAGAGCTTTTATCTGCTTCTCGTAGTTTACACACGCTTGACCTAAAAAGGCTAAATTATACATAACTCTCGTCCTGTCAGTATTGCCGTGTAAGTCGATAACGTCGGCAGGTACAGGAATCAGGAAAGTAGCAATGTCTGGTGTTGCCTTTTGGCGGGGTATTTCATCCCAGCCAGCTAATACGAATACTGCTAATACAACAATAATCAATACAATAGTTTTCCTCATTTTTCATCCTTTCTAAAAGATTTCATTTTCTACGTTCCCTTCTTGGTCTGCCTGTAGGTTTTTTGTCTCCCTTTTTACCAACTCTGGGAGTTTTACCACAACTGCCTTTTCGTTTTACCATTTCTTACCTTTCTTAATCCATTGTTTTTATATATTGCTCTACCTGATCTGCGGGAAGTCCCGGATAGTCACGCATAACAATAGCTTTCTTCTTTGCATAATCACTTACCTCACCGCCGCCGCCACTGTTAACTAACTTAGCAGTATCAATAGCTGATGCCAATTTAGCGAATGGTAAGATATTATCGAGCGATATTCCAGCCTTTTCAAAACTATCAACTGACGGATTAGTATATAGGTCAGCTTCTTTGATCTTAGTTTTTAACTCATCGTTAGCCATGAAATCAACTATCTTCAGAACACCTCTCAAACCCGACTGCATCTTATCGCCCGGCATTTCCTTTGTAATAGCAGCCACTTGCTCCTGCCTGGTAGTCTCTGTAGCCTTAGTCTCAGCATCTAATGCTGCCTGCTGCTGCGTTGTCGTCTCAGTGTAAGCTTCCATCATTACCTTATTGTAAAGACCGGTCATCTTCATCGCTAACGGCTTAGGTACTGACTCGTCGATAATGAATCGAGAGAATGCGTCAATCAACTTCTGGTCTACATCTATCCCGTCCGGAATACCGTCCCGCCAGTTCATATCGTCCAAGTCTTCCATCTTCTCGACAGAGCCAAGCTCTTTAAGTAACGACTTATGGAAAGCCGAAACATCGTCAGGGTTGTCCTTATCAGGCCGTTGTATCACGTTCTCCAGCTTCTTACCAACGAAAGACTTATTATCCGCTGCGAATTTAACGAGCTGACCTATATTCGTAACACCCTCGAACATCTTTGTCTCCTCATATCCTTCACCTGCCAGCCCAACGAGAGCTGTACTATCTGAGAAGTTTCCTTCACCATCAATAAAATTAGTAAAATCATCCATTTTCATTTTCCTTTCAAGTTATTCGCTTGGCAATTCCTATGCCCTCAGCGTCAATTACATCTTTGTAAACATTTAGACCAGCCGCAGTTTTTATCTGCTTTATCAAGTCTCTCAGAGCGTTCTTCTTAATCGATCCTGCTTCATCGTTTACGATTAGATTCTCAATCATAAAACAGACATCAGAGAACACCCCGCGGCGATTTTCCGTTCCGTAGAACGTATCAAAATAATCTCTCTGCCGCTGCTTCTCCTGTTCTTTTGTCAAATTGTCTTCTACTTCAAACCATTGTGCCATTAGTGATATCCCGGTAAGCCTATATTTAAGTCCCAAGCGACCTTTGTTCGTCCGTCCTTTTCAAGTAACTTAGTTGCATACTCTTTTTGTTCGTCAGTTACACCATCGCGGAACCCACCTTTTTTAGCAACGTAGCCACGGATTATCTTCTCAAGCTGCTGCTGGGGATGGAGTTCTTTAGATTTCGCTTCTCCCACGCCCATAAGAGCTGCGTTTTGCTTTGAGATCGTCTCGTTGATAATTTGCTTGGCTTTCTGCTCGTTAGCGTAGGTCTTAGCTGGTGATTTAACCGGTTCAGTCTTTACTGTAACCGCCGGCTCCACTGGAAGAGGGGTCGAAGCCTTCAATAGCCCGTACAGTTCATTATACTTTAATTTCTTATCGAACTCGATACCCATAGCTATAAGCTCTGCTGTTACTATTTCTTTTGTTTTTCTTGCCATTTTTCTTACCTTTCTACATTAACCAATAAAAAATAAGCTCTTTTGTTTTAGTATCATATTCTACTTTCATTATAAGGTCTACTCTTTGCCAACCATATACACAAATACCTAAAGAAGCCACTTTGGAAACACCAATAGATATTCGGTCAAATTCTACCCAAACTTCAGGTTCTGTGAGTTTTTCTTTTTCTTTCATCCTATCGCCCCCGCTAAAAACTCAGCCGGTGACCCCGCTTCTATCTTTTTCGATAAACTTGGAATCGTCTTAGCACCCTCCATAATAGCCTCCTGCTCTGCTGCCTGTGCCTCCTGCTCTGCGATGGCCTGTAATACCTTTACAACTTCCTCATCGTCCTTAACGGCTTTCTCCTGAACGCCCATGCCTATTGCCAATTGCTCGACAAGTTCCAATTCATTCACCTTTACTTTAGCACTCGGCCAGGTATCTGATAGAGTCTTAACGGCTGAAGCCCAGTCCATTAAGCCCATAGTCTTAAAAGACGATCTCTGTAACTGGGCGAGATTACCGATAAACTTGGGACGGATCGCAACTGAATCCTGACCGTTATCGTCGAACAATTCATCTGGAGGTTCAGGCATATTCCTTTTAACATTAGACTCGAAATCCCACTGTATATCTATCGATTGACGCAGTAAGCTCTCGAATCCACCTATAGCTGTCGACATTAAAGCGACTTTCTCACCCGTCATTCTACTGGCTTGATAAGCGGTTATCTGATGCAGGTCGGGATTACTTAATAGCTCAAAGAAGTCTAAAAAGAACCATTCCCTGCAAGTCTGCTTCAATTCTCTCCTCTCCTCAATAGATATCTGATAGCCCTTATTCTGGTAAATATTTTCTATGATCTCATCAGCCCGGTCAATTCTCGTAGCGCTACCAGCTCTCAAATCAAGTTTTCCTATACTTTTAGAGACTTTCCAAATACCCTTAGTCGCCTTATTAGCGTCGTCTAACATTAAAGCAACGAGTTTATTGCCAATTAAGCCCGTATTGAGACATTCAGCACCAATAGAAGTACCGTAAGGATCGTCGTATCTATCACCGTATCCTATTACTATCGGGAACGTGGCACGTCCTGACTTCATTATAAGCTGCTCGTTTTCATGCTTTATCTTATGGAGAAGGTAAAAGACCTTGTATTTCATATCCTCCGGCTCTAAAGTGCCTACTATGAAATTAGAGTTGTAAGAAACGTAAATCAGTAAATCGTACTCTCTAAACGGATTATCAGACGTGCCCTTACCCTCAGCGTCCTTAATAACCTCGGCGGGTAGATTCTCTTTACCGAACCTGTCGAGTAGGTCGATAGCGGTTATTTTACATTCCTGCGTTAAACCGTTATACTTACCGTTATGATCTTTCCGTAAGCAAACAGAGCCGATAGAAATGTTCTTATACATCATCTTACCGTCAACCCTATCCTCATCCGGCCAGATTATAGTTGTTCCAATAACGCCATATTCCCTCGCAGCCCAATAAGCGGCAGTATAAAAGCTGTCCGATTGACTAAAACTGTTAATTATAACCTCTCTTGCGTCCTGAAGATACTGCTTAACCTTGTCAGACTGCATTTTCTTCTGGTCTTCAATGATGAACTGTACCCACGGATCGTATCTCGATATCATGTGACCGTTCATACCTAAAGCGAATTTATGCGAGCATAAGGCTGGATAATCAAAGTAAAGATTCTTACCGAACTGTTGACCATCATCGTATTCCTTTAAGAAGTTATAACTCCGAGGCTGAAAGACGCTAAATAAATTGCGCCATAAAGGCTCTCGCAAGGCACGAATATTCAACATACTCTGGTGGTCACCTTTTATGAACTTCACCAGCTTAGTATCGTCATCAAATCGTTTAAAATCCATATTATCCCAATTTTTCCTTTAAATTCTGGTCTAAGAGTTTAGGTGCTGTCAATAATAGACCAGGGTCGATTACCTGAGATGCCTTTCGACCTCGCTTCCTGCCCTCTAACGCCTCTACGTCCCTTTTAGAAGCTAACGCCTCAGCCTCTTTTGGTATTGCCGCGGGTTCCGGTGCAGCTGCAACACCACCACCACCACCACCTTTACCCATGAGAAAGCTCCTTTACCATCATAACACCATGCTCTTCAAATCCGAACCTGCGATGCACAGGTAACGATTTGCGAGTACTTTCGCCTTTTATTTTATAAATCTTTTTCATAACGCACCAACTTTCCAATAACACAAAGCCCTTTTGAGCTACTTCAGGGTCCGAACTATTATAACACTGATCAAGCCAGATATAATCACGGTCAGGTACTACCCAGGCAACTATATGGCCTACGATTTTATCACCATCCCAACCAACGAGAATACAGACATCACTATTATCTCCAACCATTCCACGCTTGATCTCGTCTGCGCAAACATCTTGTGTATATGCCCCATCCTCAACGAAATTCCCTTTTATTTTATCAACTATCGAAATGTCGGTTTCTCTTTTAATTTCTACCATTTAAATCGCCAATAAATCATAATCTAATTGTACCTTCTGCTTTCGTTCACCTAAATAGTCAAAATCACGCACTCTTAAATCACCCATAAACTTATTACCTATCTCGCCCCACTTATACTGCATCATCTCATAACCAAAGGCATCAGCTCCGTGTGAATATTTGTCGTGGAAAGGCTTTTTCCCAAAATCTTCCGTAACTTCATTCCATTCAGCGCGATATAACTCTAAACTCTTTAAGCCAGCATCACATTTAATGTTATCAAATAAGCAACTTGAAATCTCATCTATCGTTGTCTTAATACGAGTTTCGATGTGATGGGCCGCAATAATAACAAATTCAATTCCAGCTTCTTTTGCTACATCAACCAGATCACGGCCTGTTTGAATACTCCGAGCGTTCGATGTTTTCATATCTGGTGGTCCAAAATGACCGCCATAACGATAGCCCTTATTTCTTAGTATCTCAGCGTAAGCAGCCATACCTAAGCCGTCATTATCCTCGTAATAATCAATATGCCGCTTCTGGGTCTGAGCGTACTGGACAAACCATATTGCTGTATGTTTGTGGCCGATATCCCAGAATGTATAAACTGGTATCCTCGGCTCATAATACAGCTTCAAGACACGTCCCTGCTCTCTGGCTATTGCTATCTCTGTACCATAATATGAACCAGTGATAAGAGACTTAAAGGCTTCGTCTGGGGTTGTAGGGTGCTCTCTGTAAATCAATATGCCGAGCTTCTTTGCTTTGTTGGCATACCATGCAATCTGGCCTGGACTGAAGCTATAATCTAAACCACGACTTAACTTAACGAAATATTCTTTGATATTGTCAGTTATTTCGATATATTGCGGGTCCGTGGTATTTTTCGGGTCTTCATACCATGCGAAAAAATGCCTCTTATAATCGAGCTTTCCAAGTGGTATGTGATCTTTCGCCTTAACATCAGCCTCAGTAAACCAGTCGTAAAAATCACCAGTTCTACCCTCCGCTGTACTTTCGATAGTAATACTTGACCCTTCATGCACAGTTTCAAGCGTTCCTGTCTTTAATTCTTCTGCTTTTTGTGGTGTCTTCGCACATATTTTGCCATGCTCAGAGACGTGAATCATCTGGTAAGTACCCGACCTCAAAGATGTTGCGACGGTAATGCTTGAGCTATTATTTAAAATCAACTGGCAAGCATCGTCTTTAATAGCCTCTTTTTGAGCTAAAATCGCCTTAGGTAAATGATCGTAAGGATATTTTATCTTATTTCTGAAAATGTCAAGCGTAGCAGTTAGTTTGTGAGCTATTATTCCCGTAGCTGTATTGTCAACAAAAAGACAGGTGTCTAAGATAAGCAGGCAACAGAGCGTAGTTATTCCATGCTGACGAGATTTTAGGATGATATTAAAGTAGTGCCTAGCGCTGTAATACTTGTATTGAACCGCATTTAGCCTGAAAAGGACGCTCTCCCCTCGCTCGTTGATAATAAAATATAGATTATTCAATCGCCATAATTGAGAGTTCATGCAGGTTTTAAGATCGCCGCTTGTCTGTGGAATCCGTAGACATTCCTTTGGAAGATAAGGATAAGCGTTTACAACTCGTTTATTTGCGTCCATTTAGCCAACATCCTTTGTTTTTGACAAATTACGACCATTCTTAGCAAGTACAGCTAAAAGGTCTTTTAACTCAGCATCTGCTTTGTGCTCCGTTTCGTTCTTATCTCTCATATCTGTCATATTAACGGCTACAAACTTAAAGCTCGCAGGTGGTGATAGTCCTGCAAGGCCATTATCTATCAATATTTCTTTCCTACATTCTTTCGCGTATATAAAAGCATCCGAAAACTTACTATGAAAAGATTTATGTTCTTTGTTGATCCAGTCGTAAACTGTTGATATTCCTACATTTATAGTTTTTACCCATCTCCTTAGCGTTGGTAATCTAACAGGGATCAGTTTAATATCAGTCCATGTGACCTCGCCGCCCTTGAAATGTTTTATCTCTCGCTCATCCCAAGGTTCAATATCGAAGTAATCTATGAGTTGCTGACAATATACTTCTTTGTATTTTGTTGGTCTACCATTAGGGCGCTTAGCTTTTTTACGTTTCTTCTTCTTAGAGATAAGAAAGGTGGCAACTTTTATACGTTTTTTATGTGTGTTTGCCACTCCGCCCGTCTTTTTCTTGGTTTTCTTCTTAGCCATGTGAGCCACCTACCCATCCGCTCGGTATATTTAAACTCTTATAATGACTCCATGCTTTATATTGTTTTTTAGTCATAATGCCTTTTTTTCCTCTATGGCCTTGCGTATTTCGTGAATCTCGGTCTTTTCAAAAGCGTTAATACTCTCGATTGCGTTCTCTACCGCCGCATCTACCTGCATGTCCTTACCTTTTAACGACAAAAAAGCTCCTTGAATGTTTTGTATTGCTCTTGCTATCGTGTCTAATTCATTCATAATCCTTTCCTAAAAAAAGACCGTTACTCTTTACATAGATGCCTTCAATGTGACATATTTACAAAAAAAGCCCACGTTTCCGCAGGCTTTCACTAACTCTGTCTGTTTTTTTCTCTTTTTTTAGTTCACGATGGCCTCCTTTCAAAATAACATTAAAACACCCTAACAGGCTTTGAATCACGCTTTTCGCATAAAGAAAAGACTTTTTGTTTCCGGTTTTTCACTGGAAATAGCTCCGGGCGCAGTTTTTTCAGCCGGATAAGTAACCGTGTAACATTAGGGCGACTGCAACCTAATAATACTGACGCTTCCTCTTGGGTGAAATCTTGAATATACACTAATTTATACGCTTCTATTTGCTTTGTAGTGGGTTGTTTGTTCATCCGTGAACGCCCTTTAAACAATTTTTACAAGTCGGAATTTCACCGACTAATACTATTTTCGATACCGGTTGCCAACACCCGCATTTTGTTAAAACGTAGTTAGTATTCCCGCATCTTCGGGAATTATCCGTTCCGATGTGGGTCTTTTCTCCGTATGTGGGCTTGTGCGAGGCTATTTTATTTTCCCTTAGTTAAATTATCAACTACATTGCTTGCCCCGCCGGTCATAAAGTTGCTTATGCCGTCAAATATAGCCGCAGCTGATTCAGGCGAGTCTGTTAATTTTCTTTCAAGCATAATCACAACGACTTCAAATTGTCCGTCTTTGATACTGAATGCCAAAACTCCCGTCTCAGTGTTCACAAAACCGTTCAGGTTTTTCACCTCAGTTTTGCTAAGAAGATTTCCCTCAGCGTCATAGGTTTTATGTTCCAGGATATTGCCTACGCAACCACTTATAAAAAACAAGCATATTATTAACAATCGTTTCATTTTCCCTTTCCTTTCCTTTGTGTGGTCTTACAGCCGCCACGTCCTTGATTTGCCCTGCGGCCTTTACCACTTCCATCGTGTTTTGGTGTTCCTTTTGCCATTTTACTTTTCCTTTTCAGTATCATAAATTTTATTTCTCGGTTTCTTTTCAGGCTCAATGCCTTTGTCACCGAATTTACGCAAGAAAAAATACCTATCTGTCGCTCTGGATACACTCATACCGCCCTCTATACACATAATCCGATAAAGCTTATCTGCTGCTTGTTTGAGTTTCTTGGGTAATAGTCCTTCCCTCATTGCTTGACATAATCCATCGTGGATCAGGCTGGCTTTTTTACAATATTTATCAGGATCATAAATCCCAATACTTACGATTTGAAGCAGTTTCTTATGTGGAATCGAGCTACCGTCCCAACTATAAGATTTCTTAACTAAAAATCGACCATTCTCAAACATGGCCATATATTTCGTATCAAACTCATAGCCAGTAATTCCAGTATCCTGCACAAATTCTTCTTCCAGTTTATATTTATAG